TTTCCTGAAATTACTTCCACAAGGAGTTCTATATGGCCCGTGCCTACGGCGCGAACGCCAGCCTCTTGGCCGCGTTCGAAACCACCTACGGCAGCAACCCAGTGGGCGACTACTGGAAGCTGCCCTTTGTCTCTACCACGCTCGGTTCCGAACAGGGGCTGATCGCCAACGACCTGATCGGTCTGGGCCGTGACCCCAGCGCCCCCATCCGCGATGTGATCAAGGTCGAAGGCGACATCGTCGTGCCCATCGATGTGCGCAACATCGGCATCTGGCTCAAGGCCTTGCTGGGTGAAGCCAGCACCAGCGGCTCGGGCGTGGTCACCCACACCTTCACCTCCGGCAAACCGAGCCTGCCCAGCCTGACGCTGGAAACGGGCCTGCCCGACATCCCGGCCTGGTTTGTGGCCTCGGGCGTCATGGTCAACAGCCTGCAGGTGGGCTTTGCTCGATCGGGTGCCGCGAATGCCACCGTGGGCTTGATCGCCCAGGGCGAAGCCAAACAGGCTGCCACGCTCGATGCCACCCCGGCCAGCCGCGACCTGATCCGCTTCAACCAGTTCCAGGGCGCCATCAAGCAGGGCGGCGCGGCACTGGGCAATGTGGTCTCGGCGCAGCTGACGTATTCCAACAACCTGGAGCGCATCGAGACCATCCGCTCTGACGGAAAGATCGATGGCGCCGATCCCACGGTGGCCAGCCTCACCGGCAATCTGGAGGTGCGCTTTGCCGACACCACGCTGATCGATGCGGCCACCAACAACACGCCGCTGGAATTGACCTTCGGCTATGCGATCGACGCCGAGCGGCGCCTGACCTTCATCGCGCACGAGGTCTACCTCCCCAAGCCCAAGCTCTCCATCTCCGGGCCGGGCGGCATCCAGGCCACCTTTGAGTGGCAAGCCGCCAAGGCCGCCGGAGTGGCTCGCATGCTCACCGTCGAACTGGTCAACGACGTGACCACGTACTGACTCTCACCCAGGACATTCTCATGATCAAACTGAACATTCCGCGTGAGCCGCACTGGATCACGCTGGCCGCAGGCGTGCGCCTGCAGGTCCGCCCCGCCACCACGGCCTTGGTGATGGCCGCACGCCACGCCGCCTCGAAAGTGGCGGGTACCGATACCGCTGCGGCGGGTGAGCGCACCGCCACCCTCATCACCGAACTGGCCAAGTTGGCGGTGCTCGCCTGGGAAGGCGTGGCAGACGACAAGGGCAAACCAGCGGCCGTCACGCCCGAGGGTGTCGCCGCACTGATGGAGCACTGGCTCTTGGCCGATGCCTTCGAGCGCGAATACCTCGCCGGTCTCTACGCCCTGGATGCAGAAAAAAACGTCTGAAGGCCCGCACCGCGTGGCATTTCGGTGGCGGGCCAGCTTACTGCAGCGCCTGCCTCGATCCGTGCCCCGAGTGCCCGTACACCATGAACGCGCCCCAAAGCCTGGATGGCTGGCAAGCGGCCAGTGCGATTGAAGTCTGTGCCAGTCAGTTGCGCATGGCGCAGGGCCGCGTGGTCGGGCTCGATCTCAATGCCTGGATGCTGGCTTGTGAGAGCACCGGTCTGGACAAGGCCACGGCAATTGATCTCTTCCCGGCGGTCGAGGCGGGCCTGATGAGCGCATTTCAAAACGAAGACTGATTCCCCATGGCTGAACGCAACCTCTCCATCCGCCTTTCCGTGGTTGACGGCGGCAAGGTCAAGGTCGAACTGTCCGAGATCGGCGAGAAGGGGGAGCGTTCGCTCAAAAAAATCGAGGCGGCGGCGACCCCGGCGTCCGGTGGTCTCAAGCTCCTGTCCAGTGCGGCCAACGACGCCAAGTTCCAACTGCAGGCCGCTACCGACCGGCTCGGCATGCTGGGCTCGGTCTTGGGCAAGCTGGGCCCTGCGGGTCTTCTCGCCGGGGCCAGCATCGCCGCGCTGGGTGTGGGCATCACGGCCATGGTCATGCCCGTGGCCCGTGTGGGCGACGAGTTCTTCAAGCTCTCGCAAAAGACCGGGGTGTCGGTCGAAGCGCTCACTGCACTCGATTACGCCACCAAGCTGTCGGATGTCAGCACCGAAGGTCTGACCAAGGCTCTGCAAAAGCTGTCGGTCGCCATGTTCGACACCCAGATCAATGGCGCAGAAGGCAGCGCCGCGCTCAAAGCCCTGGGGGTGTCGGCCACCGATGTGAATGGTCAGATTCGCCCCACCGAGCAGGTTCTGCTGGATCTGGCCGAGAAGTTCTCTGCCATGCCCCATGGCGCGGACAAGGCGGCGCTGGCGGTCAAGCTGTTTGGCAAAGAAGGCCTGTCCATCATCCCGTTCCTTAACCAGGGGCGCGAAGGCATCACGGCCTTGATGGAGGAAGCCCAGCGGCTTGGCCTGGTCATGTCCGAAGACGTGGCCCGCGCGTCCGAGGTCTTCAACGACAACCTCACGCGCCTCTCGGCCATATTCGAAGGCGTGCAACGCCAGATTGGCGCGGCCGTCATCCCGGTGCTGGCCGACTTCACCGAGCAGGTGATCCTGGCCCAGGGTGAGACCGGCAGTTTCAGCAACGAGCTGCAGCGCATCACGTCTAACCGCGAGGCCACGCTCGCCTTCCTGGAGTCGGTCGCCTCGGGACTGGCCTTCATTGCCGAGTCCGCTGTGCTGGCCAAACGCGTCATTGCCCAGCCCTTTGACAGCCTGTCGGTGGTGGGCAAGGACATCGAGACCTGGTTCAAAACCGAGGTGCTCAAAAGCGCCAAGAACTACGGTTTCAACGCCCAGGCGGTGGACGCCGAAATCGCCAAGCTCAAAGCCGCCCGCGACGATTACGTGCGCGCCGCCAACGACCGGCTCTTCAACATCAACCAGAACCCTGGTTATGTGGACCGGGTACAGAAATTCTTCGACGAGCAGCGCCGCACGGTCCGTGTCATGGGCCAGAAGTTCGTGCTGGACACCGAGGCACAGGCCAAGGAAGTCCAGGCCATTTACGACAAGTTGCTGCCCACCTTGTCGCGCAAGCCCCGCTCGGCGCTGGACCTCTCTGGCTTTGAGAAGCCAAAGCCTGCAGAAAAACTCAACGAAGGCGAGGCCTTCCTCAACCAGCTGCGCTCGCGCCTCACCCGAACCCAAGACGGTGAAGCCGCTGAGCTGCGCGCCCGTGCGTTACAGATCGAAGCCAAGGGCTACAAGGGCGTGGCCGCCGAAGCCGAACAGTACATCCAGGTGCTCGAAGCCATCGAGCGCCAGAAGGAAGCCAACAAAGCCTTCGACGCGTATGAGAAGGAAGAGGCCGCCTCACGCAAGATCACCGAAGGCCTGATCGGTGCCAACCGCCAACGCATCGAATCCCTGCAGTTACAGCGCGAGATGCTGGATATGACCGATGGCGAGAAGGCTGCCCTGCAAGCCCGCACCGATCTGGAAAAAGCCGCCGCTGCTGCCCGCAAAGAAGCCAACCAACTCGAGGACGCCGGCCTGCGCGTGCAGACGCTGGAGGCCATCAACGATGCCCTGACCAGGCAACTGCCCATCGTGGAAGACCTGGTGCGTGCCAATGCCGAGTACCAGCGCAGCTTCGAATACGGTGCCAAGTCGGCCTTGAAGTCCTACATCGATGATGCGACCAACGCGGCCATGCGCGCCCAGCAGGTCACGGTCAGCGCCTTCCGGTCCATGGAAGACGCGCTCACCCGCTTTGTGATGACCGGTAAGCTGGATTTTCGAAGCCTCGCCGACTCCATCGTTGCCGACCTGGTGCGCATCCAGATCCAGCGCGCGATCACCTTGCCGCTGGCCAACTGGCTGGGCAGTGTGATTCCTGGCATGGGTACGGGCATGGGAACTGGTGCAGCAGGCTCCGCCTTCCCGGCGGGCAGCAGCGACCTGATGGGTACCATGGCCAACGTCGCCCACAGCGGCGGCGTGATCGGCGCCGATGCGCTGATCACACGGTCCGTTAATCCGGCCCTGTTCACGAACGCGCCGCGTTTCCACACCGGTGGCATCGTCCGAGGGGAGGTGCCCATCATCGCCCAAGAGGGTGAGGCGGTCTTCACCCGCGGGCAGATGCGTACGCTGGGTGGTGCCCTGTCGGCCAAATCACAGCCGCCGGCCGTGAACGTGCAGGTCAATGTCGTCAACAAGGCCCAAGGGGTGGATGCCCGTATCGAGCGGCAGCGCCAACCCGATGGCGGGCTGCGGCTGGATGTGTTCATCGAGCAGATCGAAGGCCGCATGGCGCGTGCCATCAGCCAAGGCACTGGCATTGCGCCGACGCTGGAGCGCCGGTACGGCCTGAACCCCGCCATGGGAGCCGTGCGATGACCACCGTGAACAACCTGTCCGTCTGGCCGGAGACCCTACCACCCCCTCGGGTCGAGGGCTACAGCCTGTCGCCTCGGCCCAGTCTCTTGCGCACCGAGATGGAAACCGGCGCGGCGCGCCACCGGCTGCGCTCGCTCACCGCTCACTACCAGGTGCAGGCCGAGTGGCGGTTCTCGGAATTCCAGTTCGCGGTGTTCGATGCCTGGTGGTACCTGAACACCCGGCTGGGCGAGCAGTGGTTTGTGCTGCCCCTGGCCGTGCCGCTCGATGTTCAGGCCGTCGAAGCCCGCTTCCTGGCCCCTTGGCAGGCGGAACTGCAGCCTGCACGCCGCTGGCGGGTGGCTGCGCAATTGGAAATCCGCAACCTCCAGCGCCTGACGGCAGAGGAGTTGGAAGCTGCCAGCGTTTATGGCGACGCCGAGATGGCTCTGGCCGACCGGCTGCACCGCTGGCTGCATGAGCAGATGGGCGCACCCAGTGCCCCACCGTATTTTTGAAGGAACGAGCATGTCGATCAAAGACCAACTGCTGCGCTCGGTCTCGCAACTGGAGACCGACAGCGGCCTGGTGCACAACTGGGCCCATGGCGATGCCAACACCCAGGTGCAGACCGAACGCGGCGCGGTGCGCACACCTGCCAAACTGATCGCCGACAAGGATGCCGAGATCAACCAGTCGGCCAATGGCCTACTCGCGCGTGCCCAGACGGCAGCCATTCAATCGGAGGCTTCGGCCAGTACGTCGGCCCAGCAGGCGAGCGCTGCATCCGGTTCCGCCAGTCGTGCGGCCACGTCTGAAACCAATGCTGGTGCGTCTGCCACGGCGGCCAATGCCAGCGCCACTGCTGCCGATACGTCGGCTGACGTCGCTGCGGTGTCGCAAGCCAATGCGGCGCTCAGTGAGTCCCGCGCTCGCCATTCGGCCACGGCCGCTGCGGTGTCGTCCTCGCATGCGGGTGACCAGGCGCTGGCCGCTGAAACAAGTGCCAGCAGTGCCCATCAATCCGCTCAGTCCTCGGCTGATCAGGCGGCATCTGCCGCCCAGTCCGCCACCCAAGCCCAAGTGGCTGCTGCCACCAGTGCAGTCATGGCCAGCACCGCCAACACGGCGCAAGAGGCCACCAGCAAATCGGCACAGAAAGCTGCGTCATCCGCCACTACCGCGCGCACCCAGGCCAAGAAGGCGCAGCAATCGGCCGACGAAGCCTTCGGTTTCAAGACCGAAGCTCAAGCCGCTCAAGTGGCCAGCAGCGCTTATCTGGAGCAGGCCGACGCTCTGGTGGCTGGCCCCTACACCCAGATGGCCGCGCACCTGATTGCTACCCAGGCGGTCGTGGTCGAGCACCACGCTTTTGCCTGACGCGACCTGACCTCAATCGATCCTCCCAGGAGTTCTCATGCCCGAACCTGCCAGCGGTCTGATGACCGAAGTGGCGGCGCTCACGCACGCCACCACGCAACTGCTCAACACCGTCAATGTCCGCAAAGCCACGCTGGACGCGAGCGTCGATGCGGCAGCTGGCAGTGCCTCGTCTGCTGCCACCAGCGCCCAGTCCGCCAGTCAGAGTGCATCGGCGGCGGCGACCACCTTGGACCAGACCGAGACAGCACGCGACACCGCCAAGACCTACCGCGATCAAGCCGTGGCCGTGGTCACCAGCAACGACGGCTCCTTCGAGGCCGTCCCTGGCAAAGTGCCCGTGGCCGGCCTGGATGGCAAGGTGGACTTCGACTACCTGCCGCTGGCTCAGCAAAACGCTGTTCTTGCCGAGGCCATCGTCTCCGCCACCCATGAAAACCTGCGCAACTTCTTCGACGACCGCGAGGTCAAAGCCCAGGTCCAAACCCACACTGGCCAGATCACGACCCTGACCACGCGCGTGACGACCGAGGTCGCCCGCCTGGACCAGAAGATCGACACCATTGAGCCGGGGATCCCACCGGCTTATCAGGGCTTGATCGAGCAGGACTTCCTGATCGATGGGTTCGAGTCCGCCTACACCGCCGAAATCCTGCGCGGCATGGGCGGCTCAGGCCTGTACAGCACCCGCAATTACTCGGTCGACGACGGCAGCCAAGCCCTGCACCGGCCCTTCACCGTCACGTCGACTGCGCAGTTTCAACACAACCACCCTAATTACTACCGCATGGTGGGCCTGGGCGAGCTGTGCGCCATCGTCAACGGCTACTACGTGCGCACCACGCACAACGACCCCACGCTCATCGATCAGGACGGCCGCATCTTGAGCGCACCGCCGGTGCCTGCCAGCGTGTTGGCCAAGCCCACTGGGGTGAGTCTGAATGCCAACGGCACGGTCAGCATCGACACGGCCAGCGACACCCAGGCACGCTACATGCGCAATCTGTTCACCCTGCACCTGGATGACACCCGGCTGGATCTGCTCTACATGGAGGTCTGGCTAGAAAAACTTCCCTCGGGCGGCGACCTCAATACCCTGATCAGCTCCTTTCGCCACAAAGAAAACGCCAACCAGCTGCGCGACTTGCTAAATTTCGCGCAAAAGCTCAACTACTCCGGCGCCAAGGACTTGCCGGAGAACGGTTCGTTTCGCTGCGGTGTCATCTCGCTGGTCAATGCCAACGGAACGCCTGAGTACGCCTACATCAACTACCGGCTGCGAGCGCGTGCGGTGGGCAAGCTCAGCACCCGCGTGCCCAAGACCAGCTACAGCGCGGGTGACCAAACGCCGCAGGTGTCGTTCAGCGTGGTCTCGGCTGCCGTGGGTGGCACCCATGGCCATGCGCTGGATGTGCCGCTGACCCCAGCCGAGATGAACAGCCTCATTGGCGGGGTCACGCTCTACATCGAGTCCAGCTACAACTATTCGCCCGCCTCATCCGCTGCCGAAAACCACAGCCACCTCTACGCCCTGAGCTGGAATGGTGCGACCTTGCTGGCCACCAACCTCGGCGCCCGCCGCCCGGACGATCCAGCCAATCAGTTCCTGGCGGTCAGTGGCACGCCCAGCATTGCCAGCTACCGCAAAGCCGATGGGAGCATGGCGGGCCCCGTAGTCTGGAGCACAGCCGCCGTGCCACACCAGCACCCGATGGACGTGCAGACGGTGCAGGATCGCTTCCCTTTTGACCTGCACAAGGCGATCAATCACGTCATCGACAACGGCAACCGCTTCAAGCTCGTCAAGGATGTCGAAGCCCTCAACCGCCTGCGTGAGAGTGGCATGCCCAGTGCCGGCTGGTTGCAACTGGCCGAATCGGGTCTGGCCCGTTTCACCCTGGACCAAGACAGCATGGACGCGATCTGTGCCCAGGTCTGGGGACTCGATGGCGAGGGGGCCTTCATCCCCGAGGTGATCGATTCCTACGGCACCAACTTCACCACCTACAACGTGGTGGGCGATGCCCAGGCGAATCTGGCCAAGTACAACCGCACCTACAAGATCGGCAACAACGACGCGGCCGGGCGCACCACTGCAAGGCGTGGCTTCAGCGATCCGACCCTGTACGTGGCCAAGACCACGCTGCCCTCGGTGGTGGAGGGCTACAGCTTCATGATCCCGCTGGAGCTGATCGTGCGCACGCCGCTGGAGGTCTGGAACCCCTGGGCTCTGAACCTGATCGATGGCAACCCCGCATCGGGTGGAAGCGGGGCTGGAACACCTGCCAGCCCCTGGAACGCGGCGTACACCCAGCTTTGGTACAACTTGCTGCCGCCCAATTTCTTCTCGGCTGGGGCGTCTGACCCGGCCGATACCACCTCGGGCGGGGTCTGGATCCAGGCCAGCAACGGCAGCGCCTACCCGGCAGACAACTCCGGGATCTTCATCACCATCGGTGGCGCCGCCGACTACCGTAACCCGGCTGGCAACGTCATCTCCACGGTGTTTCGCCAGCGCTACGCCATTGCGCCCGTCTGGCACGAGTTCACCTACGCCAACGTCCAGCTCAACAACTTCAAGAACTCGTTGCGTGCGCTGCTCAAGGGCATCGTGAGCGGCAGCGTATCTGCCACCGACATCGACCACATCCTGTAACTCGATTACCCGACCACATCCCAACTTCCACCGGAGCCCCATCATGAGTCTCGAAACCGAACTGCAAAACGTCATCGCCGCCACCTCAGCCCTCAACCAAACCGTGCAGGGCAAGATCGATGCGATCAACAACACCGTCAACGCAGCGGTGGCCACCAACGATGCGCGTGCCACCAGCGCCATCAACAGCGTGACCAGCGCGGTCAACGCCGAGTTGGGCAACATCCGTCCTTACAGCACCAACTACGTGTTCTGGAACACGCTCAAACCGGCTGACCGAATCCGCATCTTTCCGGCCATGGTCATTGGCCACCCCTGGCAAGACGGGCAGTACGTGGCCGCAGACGCTGATGGCAGGAACCCGGTGGTCTGGGACAACGAGGCCGGTGGCTACCGCCCGGCCGACAGCATCAACCGCAACCCGTTCGTGGAGTGGGGCGCGGTTGACGAGTGGAATGCCCACAGCACGGGCGATGTGGGCTATGGCTACGGCTCGGCCTATTCCCCGGTGCTTATGAATCCGGTGACCGGCGCGCCGCTGACGTTCACCAACGCCATGGGCGAGACGGACTACTACCGCTGCTACGCCGACTTCAGTACCGACGGCATTCCCACCTCGGCCTGGCGCACGATCTTGCCCTATGAAGACCTGCACGCCATCAGCAATCGCAAGGCATATCTGGTGATGTCGGGCTCCGTGGTGGGCCATCCGGACCAGGTGGCGCGCACCTTCGTGAACGTGGGCGGGACCGAGCATGGCAACTACAGCGCCACCCATAGCTTCCAGTTGCAGGACTTGAATGGCGACGGCAACTGGGACACGGTGGTTCTCAACTGGGCACGGCCCCACATCTGCCGCCATGCCAACGCCCGCTCGCCTGCGGGCAATCCGGCGCGAGGTGATTCGCAGGCCTCCACCGGCCTGATTGCGGTGCAAGGCCAGCACTACGGCTCGGACGGCGGGCACCGCAACTTTGTCAACGCCACCACCCAGCAATTGGCCGATGACCCGACCATCGTGCCGGTGCCCTTCACCAGCACCGACAGCTCGATCTATCAGGCTGCCTGGGCCATTCCGGTCGGTGACCTGGCTGTAGCCAACAACCTGCGCTGGCGTGTCTACAACTGGGGCTTCACCGGCCTCATCGTCGAGGGCTGGGGCCTGGTCTACATGTCCCCGGTGCAACGCTGATTCCGAACCATTACATAAACTGGAGATTCCCTCATGTACGTCAAACGCAAAGACACCGGCGAAGAACTGTTTCGCGGCCCGGCCATCAGTGCCAAGGCTTTTTACGGCAGCGGCAAGCGCCTGCTGGACCGCATTGTGGATACCGCCGACCCCGAGCATCCGGTGGAAATCCAGCCCGGTGTGGAAGTGGAGCTTGAGCTCTGCTACGAGAACACCGTCCCAGAAAAGCTCCTCTACCTGGCCGACACCGACTGGTATGTGGTGCGCGAGCAGGAAACCGGCAAGCCTATGCCCGATGAGGTGCGTGCCCGCCGCTCGGCCATCCGCGTCTCGCTGTGACCGGAGTGACCCATGCCCGACCCCACCCTATCCGAAGCCATCCAGGAAGCCTACGCCCACGCACCCAGTGACGCCATCATCCTGCACACCCTGGAGCTGCGCCACCCCGACTTCCGTGATGAGGCCGGTAATTCGACCGCCATCCGCGTGGTGCGCGACCAGGTTGACTTGACCGCCCGACTCGAAGCCGATGCGCCGCTCAATCCCGGCCAGAAGGTCACATTCATCGCCATGGGCTTTGAGCTGGACTTGCCACCGGTGGACACCGCCCCCGTGCCCGAAATCGTGGTCACGCTCGATAACGTCAGCCGAGAAATCGTGCGCCACCTGGACGCGGCAGCCGAATCGCAGGCGGTGATCGAGATCACCTACCGGCCGTATCTGTCCAACGACCTGGAAGGCCCGCAGATGGATCCGCCCATCACCCTGGTGCTGACTGAAGTGGAGGCCGATGTGCAACGGGTCACCGCACGCGCTCGCATGATGGACATTGGCAACAAGGCCTTCCCGAGCCGCGCCTACACGGCCCGGGAGTTTCCGGGGCTGACGCGATGAGCATTGCAGCGTCGGAACTCACCAGCTTGATCGGCATGCCCTGGGTAGTCGGTGCCGCTGGTCCGGATGCTTTTGACTGCTGGGGTCTGTTCGTGACAGTACAGCGCCAGTGCTTTGGGCGCGAACTTCCGCAAAACCCGGTGGACGCCACCAACCTGCGCGCGGTGCTCGACGCCTTCAACGGCCACCCCGAGCGCCAGCGTTGGCAGCCGGTCAGCCCAGCAGAAGAGGGCGACGCCGTCCTCATGCGCCAGTCTCGCTACCCGGTGCACATCGGCGTGTGGCTCGACATCGATGGGGGTGGCGTGCTGCACGCTGTCCGCCACGCCGGGGTGGTGTTCCAAACCCTGGCTGCGCTCGAAGCCCACGGCTGGCGCATCGAGGGTTATTACCGTTTCCGTGAATCGACATGAGTCCGCAGATGCCCGCTTTACCCGTGGCTGCAGCACCTGTTTCCCAAGCCACCATCGTCTGGCCCCGCAACCCTTTCCGCCCCACCGACAAAGACCTCTACCCCGTCCAGCCCGGCAGCACGGTGGCCGACTGGATGCGCTCAAAGGCCATCACCGAATTCCCGCTGCCCACGGTCTGCCTGGTCAACGGCCAGCCGCTGCTGCGCCGGGATTGGGGCATACGACCGCTGGCCGCGCACGATGTGGTGGTCCTGGTCGGCCTGCCCGGTGGTGGCGGTGGTGGGGGTGGCAGCAACCCGCTGCGGGTGGTGCTCTCCATCGCGGTGATGGTGTTGGCCCCCTATGCCGCTGCAGGCCTCATGGGCTACGGCATGACGGCCGCCGGCATTGCCGCCGCGCAAGCGGCCATGGGCACCATCGGCTTTGGGCTGTTGGCGGCAGGCGTAAGTGTGCTGGGCGCCTACCTGGTCAACGCGCTGGTGCCGCTGCCCAGCGCCAACGTGCCGTCTGCGCAAAACGCCCTGGCGCCCAGTCCCACCTATTCGCTGCAATCCCAGGGCAACTTTGCCCGGCTGCTGCAGCCCATTCCGGTCATCTACGGCCGCCACCTGGTCTACCCCGATTTGGGTGCCACGCCGTACACCGAGTACGTCAACAACGAGCAGTACCTGCACCAGTTGCTGGTCATCGGCCAGGGCGACTACGAGATCGAAGCCGTGCGCATCGAAGACACGCCCCTCCAGGCTTTCGAAGAAGTGCAAGCCCAGGTCATCCTTCCCGGTGGCCAGAACACGCTGTTCAACCACGATGTGGTCACCGCCCCCGAGGTGGCCGGGCAAGAGTTGCTCGCCATCGACGATCCGGCCAACACCCGGGGCGAAGCCATTGGGCCTTTCATCGTCAACCCGCCCGAAACGCAAATCGACACCCTGGGCATCGACATCTTGTTGCCCCGGGGTCTGTTCTATGCCAACGACAGTGGCGGCCAAGACGCCAAGGAAGTGCGCTGGACGGTCGAGGCCCGGGCAGTGAACGACGAGGGCGAGCCCACCACCGGCTGGCAGACGCTCATCAGCGGTACCAGCTACAGCGCCTGGACTGGCTGGAACACCACCTGGTCCACGGCCAGCGCCGTCACCGCCCAGACCTACCACTCTGACTCAGAGGGCGGTTACTACAGCACCAGTTACGGCCCACCGCCCCTGCCGGCCAACACCCTGACCGAGGAATACCAGCTTGGCGACTGTGCCAGCCAGGACTACGAGTCCGGCATTTGCTACAGCTACTACCTCCAGCGCCGCACCCGCAGCGCCTACAGCCAGCAAGAGGTGATCAGTGCGGCCACGCCCGACACCATCCGGCGCAGCTACCGCTACCCCGTCACCCCTGGGCGCTACGAGGTCAAAGTCGTTCGACTGGACCACAAAGACACCCGGGCTCGCGCCGGGCATGAGCTGCGCTGGGGCGAGGTGCGCGGCTATCTGGTCAACCCCAGCTTGCCTTCGGGCATCACCTTCCTGGCCGTCAAGATGCGCGCCACCGACAACCTGTCGATGCGATCGAGCCGCCTGATCAACTGCCTGGTCACGCGCAAGCTGCCCATCTGGCACCCCAGCACCGGCTGGAGTGGTCCGCAAGCCACCCGGTCCATTGCCTGGGCCTTTGCCGATGCGGTGCGTGCCAACTATGGGGCGAAACTCGTCGATAGCCGGATTGACCTTCCCGCCGTCTACCGGCTCGATCAAACCTGGAACAAAAGAGGCGACCAGTTTGACGCCGTCTTTGACCAGAAAGTCACCGTCTGGGAGGCGCTCACCCGCATCGCCCGCTGTGGCCGGGCTGTACCCTACCTGCAAAGCAGTGTGGTGCGCCTGGTGCGCGATGAACCCAAGACGCTGCCCGTGGCAAGGTTCACCACCGCCAACATCGTCAAAGGCAGTTTCAAGCTGCAGTACGTGATGCCGGGAGAAGAGACGGCTGATGCAGTCACGGTGGAGTTCTTCAACCCCAAGACCTGGAAGCCAGCCGAGGTGACGGTGTCACTGCCCGGTTCAACCGAAGCCAACCCAGCCACGGTGAACCTGTTTGGCTGCACCGACCAGACCCAGGCCATGCGCGAGGGCAAATACATCGCTGCGGCCAACCGCTACCGCAGGCGTCTCATCACCTTCCGCACCGAAATGGAAGGCCTGATCCCCACCTTCGGCGACCTGATCGCCATCAGCCACGACATGCCCGCGCAGGGAACCGAGGGTGGCCCAACAGGGGAGAGCGCCGACACCCACTGGAGCCAACTGGCCCGGGTCATGGCCATCCGGCCCCGAGGCGAACAGGTCGAGATCGCCTGCGTGGTCGAGCACCCGTTGGTGCACACCGCCGATCAGTGAGCCGCCCACAAAACCAGCCAAACCGTTCAACACCACCGGCCCGCCAGGGAAACCTGCGCGGGCCATTTGCTTTGGAGACCGCTCATGACAGAAAACCACCACATCACCGAACCCGACGCGCCCATCACCCTGCGCCCCGAAGACCTGGACGACCTGCTCACCCGTGCCGCCGAACGCGGTGCCGAGCGTTGCCTTGCCCATCTCGGTCTGGAAAACGGCCATGCCGCGCGCGACATCCGCGAACTGCGCGACCTGCTCGACGCCTGGCGCGAGGCCCGCCACACCGCTTGGCAAACCATCATCAAGGTCGCCACCACCGGGCTGCTGGCCGTCATCTTGGTGGGCGCAGCCATCAAGCTCAAGCTCATGGGAGGCACGCAATGAAGCCCCTACCAATATCTCTGCCCACTCCCAGCCTGCTTGCCGACTGGCCCCGCGTGCTGCGCCAGGCCTGGAGCATTCGCTTCTCGCTGCTGGCCGCCTGCTTCACGGCAGCCGAGGTGGTGTTGTCCTTCCGCAGGTGTTGCCAGGTCTCCATGAACGCGCTGTTTGCCATAAAAGCCAAGCACAACCCAAAATATTCCCGATCAGTAATGATGCGCTTTTCCGTGACGATATATCCCTGAAAGTTCCCGTTCGGGATATTTGTGTTGCATGATCTCTGAGTCTGAGTCATAATTTCCCGAACGGGATTTATTTTGAACTCGATCCATGGCTACCATCACTTCTCCTCAGTCCTTAGGGACAGCCCTGCGACTCACCAGAAAACGCCTGGGTCTGACCCAGTCCGACCTGGCCTTGGCGGCTGGTGTGGGCTTGCGTTTTATCGTCGAACTCGAGGGGGGCAAACCCACAGTGCGCCTGGAGCAGGTGCTACGCGTCGTCGATGCCCTTGGTGGCCATCTGACTCTCATGGGCTTGGATGCTGAGCCTTCTCAGGCGGATGGGGGTCGCCATGGCGCATGACATCGCTGCCTGGCTGTTTGATCAACCGGTCGGTACGTTGTCGCTGGTAGCAGGGCGGCTGAGTTTTCAGTACCGCCACGACTGGCTTGCGCAGCCCGACGCAGTCGCGCTGTCGCAGTCTTTGCCGCTGGGTCCCGATGCCTTCGACGACCACCAGTGCCGGGCTTTCTTTGCCGGTCTATTGCCTGAGGGCAATTTGCGTCGACTGATTGCTCAGCAGTGCCAGGTGTCCAGTCAAAACGACTTCGCTTTGCTCAACGCCATCGGCGGCGAATGCGCGGGAGCCATCACCTTTGTGCCGCAGGGGCAGCCCGTGGCCACCGCCGAGCAGGCCAGTGTCGAATGGCTGGATGAGCCGCAGTTGATAGCATTGCTCGACGAGTTGCCGCGCCGCCCCATGCTGGCGGGGCGCGATGGCGTTCGTTTGTCATTGGCCGGCGCGCAAGACAAGCTACCCGTGGTGTTTGACGGACAGCGCATTGGCCTGCCCACAGGGGGCCAGCCCA